CCTTCAGCAACGGTTATACCCAAGTCTTTTTGAACATCCGTCATTTTTGAAGCATCGGCTATCAAGCGTTCCATTTCTGTTTTGTTACCGCCATAGCCAAGTTTCAGGTTATCCAACATTGTGTAATTCTGCTTTGCAAAACCTTGATAAGCATTTTGTATCATTGATATATCTGTACCCATCTTGTTTGCGTTATCCGACATATCAACAATAGCTCTATTTGCTACCTCACTTGCTTTTGCGGTATCGCCATCCAAGCTTTGAATAAGTGAAGCGGAAAAGCTTGTTACAGTTTCCATATACTGATTTGCCGACATACCTGATGTTTTATAGGCATTGCTCGCATATTCCTGTACCTTTTTTGAGCTTTCACCGAATAAGGTATCAACACCACCAACCAACTGCTCATATTGAGCATAGGATTGAACAGCTTGCTTTCCTACATTGATAAAGGCAGAACCAACTGCACCGATAGCTTTACCAAGTCCTTTGATACCTGCCATTATTCCTTCGCTAATAAGATTAGCCTTGATTATATCACCAAGCTTTAATGCCTTTTCACTTGACTTATCTAAATTACCGTGCTGATCTTTAAGCTCTTTGTTCATATCGTTTAACTCAGCTTCGGCATTATTTAATTGAACTTGCCACTTTTTTGTGGTATCGCTGTTTTTGCCTGTTTCGCTTTCCGCTTGTGCCAATGCGGATTTCAAAACATTTATTTTGCTTTTTTGTTCTTCGATTTTCTTGTTTAAGACTTCGCTTGTTGCTTTTAATTTTTGAGAGGAATTATCGTTTTTATCATATTGCGATGTTACAACTTTCATCTCGCTATTAAGCACTTTTAGATTACTTGTTATGCCTTTTAAGGCTTTTTGATATTCACTTTCGCCTGTCAGCTTGACTGTTCCGCCAAAACTTCCACCTGCCATTGTTATCCCCCTTTCTTATGTTTTTATATAAATTCTCACCGAGAAAACCTATCAATCAGGCAAAAATTCGCCTTCGTGATCTGCGATTTCTTCCAACTCCCCGTATGTTCTACCACTCAAAGTAAAATCGTAATGATTTTTATAATGTTTATACAATTTGAGCAGTTTTTTTAGTGTCATTCTGCCTACTTCTTTTTCAGTAAAGCCCAATAGACAATGACCTACATACAAGAGCCAAGAAAAATCTATCTCGTCATCTTCGGTTTCTCGGATTACTCGTTTTTTCCTTCGTTATCTCCTGTGTTAGTAGATGCAACGGTAAGATTTTGAATTACCTTTGTAATTTCGCCAAATCCTACCTCACTAATCAATCTACCAACTTGCTTTGAAGTTACCAACGGTCTATTTCCGTTTGTTTCTTCATTTTCAATGTCAATGCCCTCGTTAATCATCATCATAAGTCCAATTTTAAGGTCTTTGACTTTCGGTTCGCCACCGTCTGTGTTCTCAACAATAGCACCCCAAGCACTAATGCTACCGTAAGCTTCCTGTATTTCTTCCATAACATTGATGTTAAATACAATAGGATATTTTTTATCGTTCGTTTCAATGTGAGTAATTTTATTTTGCATATTTTCCTCCTAAAAATAATAGAGGGAGTTAAAACCCCCTCTATATTATTCTCTTATGATGCCTTTACAGGTGTTAGCAACTTGTCAAGGTATGTTTCAGCTTCTGCAAGTGTTGCAAATGTTTGATGCTTCTCCCAATCGCCAATCGCCAAACCGTTAATAGCAGTTTCAAGAGGGAATACAGTGCCTTCAATAGCGGTTGTGCTAAATTCTACACTTTCGCCCCTTGTCTTGTTGTCGCTTGTAATCTTGGTGAACTTTACTCTCGGGAAGAACTCTACCTTATACTTTCTTGCTCCACCAACCATCTTAGGAATGATGTGACCGTAACCAAATTCAGGAGCATTATCATTAATATTAGATGTTACCTCGCCCTCTGTATCGGTGTTGCCAAGCAATTCAGCACAAAGCTTGTCATCATCATCAGCAACAGTAAGGGAAAGCACACCCTTCTTAAAGCTGTAATCGCTCTCTGCAAGCCCATCGTTCGCATACAATTCTGCTGTGTTATATTCAGGTGCAAACTTTTCGTCTATCACCTTTTCAAACACAGGCACTTTATTTTCGGTAAGCGATGCGTAAGAGTTGCCATCAATCTTATTATATTTCGCCTTCTTAAAGCCTATTCTTGCCATTATAATATCCTTTCTTTCTCAAATGAGCAGGTTTTGTGATAGAGATTTGTATCTTCTTCGTACATTTCAGCACTATCCCCCGTCCATACCCATTCTGCGTTTTTCATTTTTTGTTTAATTTCTTTAATAATATCTAAATAATTGCTTTCGCTGAAAACATCTATATCAACGGGGCAAATGCTACACAATACCTCATCGTTTGCAGAAAAAGCAGGTTCTTCATCGAGCATAGTCCAAGTAATGAACTTTTTCGATTTACCTCTATACTTTAAATGTGCGATAGGTATTTCTTCACCGCCAATAAAAAGACTTTCACCCAATATTAACTTAATTTCTTCGTTCATACTTAATCACCCTTTATATATTTGTCCTGTACCTTTTGCATCGCCTGCTCAATAGTTTTTTTGGCAAATGATTTTCTAAAAAAAGGCTTCTTTTGTTCGCCTGAGCTTGTACCGTATTCCCTTGCCTGAGCAATAAGAGGAATAGGAACACCTTCGTCATTATAACCGTAAAATCCTATATGAACATTGATACCGTCATCGCTCGGAGTTTTATATACTTTCGTAACCTTTAACCCCTTTTCTAATGATTTTGTGCTTTTAAAAGCTTTTCCCATATTAGATTTAACTTTGCTATAAACGGTTTCTGCTCCTGCCTTGCACATTTCGCCAAACATATCTTCGCAATTCGTTTCTAAGTCCTCAAATACTTTAATTAAGTCATTCGGTAATTCTTTGTTGAATTTCGCCATTACTTAACAACAACCTTTGCTTGAATTTCCAACTCAATATTAGCTTCGTCAACGTTATTCAAGTATTCAATGGAATAGATTTTTGAATTATATTCGATAAGCATATCTCTTGTGATTTCTATTTTAGGAAATCTTATCGTGAAATTAGTATAGGCTTTTTCAAAGTCGGTATTGTTTACAATCAAGGTATATCCCTTTGTTGTTTTTACCTTCGCCCAAGCATTGAGAACAACGCTTTTAGTTTTTGTTACAAAACCTGCGCTGTCCTCTTTTGCTTCTTCCTTGAAAATAGATATCTTCTTGTTATAATCCCCTGCGTTTATCATAGGTTATTCCTTGTGTGCATATCTAATATAGTCTGCACCACCTTATTTATGTTTCCGCTATTCACATACATAGTCCTGTTATCGTACATATCTTGACAAAGAATATATACAACAATAATGAAGTCGGGGAAATCATCAAGACTTTCCCCTTCTTCGTTTGTTACAGGAATACCCGTGTAATTTGAGATATAATTTTTAGCAATATTTAGATATGTGTCGATGCCCTCTGTATCGGTTGCCCTGATATAGCTTGCAACATCGTCAATAGTGATTTCACTAACTTTTGATACCATTATATGTTCCCTCCTTTATCGAGGTTGCCCGAACAATATTATGCTAATCTTTATTAGTTAGCAGAACCTGCTACTGCAACTGCAATCTTTTGTGTGTCCTCTACCTTTGCATCAATCTCGCCCCAAGCTACTACACCAACAGCGTGCTGAGTTGCAAATCTCTCGGTAAGCACCTGAATTTCAGTCTTTTCGCCTTCCTTAACTGCAAGACCTGAAAAATCACCGTACATAACAACAGGCTTTGAAGCTGTGCCAAGAGTTGCCATATTGTCGGAGCAATAAACATCATTACCCATAAGTCTATAACCCCACTTTGATGTGCTATCCTTTTCAAGAAGGTAGTTGCCCTGACCGTCCTTAAGCTTTCTAATAGCCTTTCTTGTTGCTCTGTTCATAACGAAGATACAGTCAGCCTGATACTCGTCAGGAACAAGCTCCTGAAGGTCAATAAGCTCGTCAGCAGTAATAGCACCTGCCTTTGCAAGTGGCACTTGCATATTGCCAGCATCATAAGAACCAACAATACCACTAACCTTTGAAACTGTACCGTTGATAAGCTCGCCCTCAATAAACTTTGCAATCTTCTTAGCCATCTTGTTTACAACCCAATTTGTAAGGTCGAAATCGGAGTTTCTAAGAAGTGACTTAGAAATCTTTGTCAATGCACCGTAAATATAGCCTGTAAGCTCGATTGTTGCGAACTTGTTAGAATGGCTTTCAAGCTCGGTAAACTCGGTTGCATAAGCTACGGTGATTGTGTCGCTTGAATTGTCCTCCTTTGGAACATTAACAACACCTGCAAGATGATACTTTGTTGCAAGCTTATAGATAGGAGAAATATCCTCTACCTTCTCCATAATCTTCTTAACGATAGACTTAGGAATAACTGCACCGTTATCACCCTTTGCAAGATTTGTTTCAGCTCTGTTTTCAAGACCTGTTACTGCGTTTCTGATGTAGTCTGCAAAAGACTTAACATCTCTTTCCTCAACTGTTACTTCCTTCTTAATTTCTGTGTTTTCCATAATGTTTCTTTTTTCCTCTCTTTCGATTGTTTTATCAATGTTATTAATTTCTGTTTCAAGCTCATCGAACTTGCTAATTTCTTCGCTTGTCATCGCTCTTTCCTCAGCTTTAGCGGTGTCAAGCAAGGTTTCCATTTGACCTTTAAGATCATTTCTTTTTTCTTCAAGACCCTTAATATTCATTATTTTTTCTCCTTTATTTCGCACAATTTTCATTGTTCGGGCTTTAATTTAGTTTGGCAAGTCTTTCCTCAAATATGGAATAATCAACTGCCCTTTTTTCTTCGGTTTCGGCTTTTTCGGCTTCCGTTTGTTCTTCTGCCTGTTTTTCCTCAACCTTTTCGGCTGTTTCTTCTGCTCTTTTATCTGCTTTAAGCATTTCTGCAACTTTGGTAGCAACTAATGTGGCGAACAAGTCCATTTTCTTTTCGTTTGCTTCCGCATCAATTTTTGCGTGTAGCTCCATTTGCTGATCAAATTTTGCTTCTTCTGCGGAGCTTACTTGCTTGTGCTTTTCCTTTGCTTCATTTTCAATGTCGGCAAGTGTTTGCTCACGAATTTCCATCATTCTACCGTCATCGCTTCGTGTTTCAATGCTCGTTCCGTAATAAGCAGGTGATTTTGTATCATCCAAAATAGATACTTCTACCAAGTCCATATCGCTAACTGTCCTTGTTGCCATCGTTCCATCCTCGCCTATATCGTCAGCGTTTGAATAAAAGCCAAAACTCCAACCAACCAACTTGTTATTTTTCGCTTTTTCTACCACTTCGGCATCCGTTATGGTGACTTCTGCTCTCAAACCTATATTATCTTCTTCAAGCCTTGCTGTTCCGTCTTGCGTATTTGCAAGCTCTCTTTCGGACTTATGATTTAAAAGCACCTTAACATTGTTATTTCGCTTCAATGCGGTTGAAAATGCTCCTGCCTTGATTTTTTCTATAAATTTTTGCATTTTGCCCCTTAAATTTGCTCTAATGGGCTTCGACCATCTCTCAACAGCGTTGACATAGCCTGAAATAACAACACTATTCTCCCTAACTTCTATCTCCATATGCTCACCCCCTCTCTGCCATATTGTGTAGCGCATCTCCTGTTGGATTTGTGCCACTTGCTCCCATTTTGACAATGGTATTTGTATTTGGAGTGTAAATTTCGCCTGTATTTGCGTTCAACAACACTTCTCCAAGACCTAATGTAATCATATCAAGACCTTCAATAGCATCGTCATCTTCCATATAGCGTATTTCATTTCGTGTCTTAAATCCTGTTGTAATAGCTATTCTGTAAGCATCGTAACGCTCTTTAAGGCTTCCCTTTAGCAATTCCTTTGTATCAGGTGCAAAATAATAGCTTGTTTTCTCTTTTTCAAGTAGAAAATCCCTATTTAATGCAGTTGAAAATGCAGTGGCAATAGGCATAATTGCATTTTTGATAAAATCGTCAAAATTATCGTTTATATGAAAAATTTCTCTTACTTCTTCAGCAAAAGTCCTTGTTTTTTCGTTCATTTCGTTTTGCTGTGAACTATTGCTTGCTTCTTGGAAATCTATACCGTCATTCAAGACAACGGTATTTGCATTTCCTGCATAATATTCTTCCCAAGCCATTTTAAGAGCCTTCAATGACTTTTCATCCAAGTGCTTCTGCGACTTCAAAAAGCCCTTTCTTGAACCGCCTGTGGCTGTCAAATCATATTCATATTTCAATCGCCTTGATGCTGTCTGCAAAGCTTGGCTGATTTCCTCTGTCAAACCTTTTCCGCTTGCTCCGTCTTTGGTATTTCTCAACACTTTCAAAAATTCGTGGCTTTTGTAAGTGTTTGCATCCACCATTATGCTAAAGCTCTTATAAATAGCATCGGTATTTTTTTGTATTGTTACCTTGCTATCCTCAACATAAAAAAGACCGACAAATTTATTGCCGAGCTTCTTAATATAAGCATAACCGCCCTGACCGAGCAGATAATCTTCACAAATTGCCTTCTTAAATTGAAAACCATCCAATGTGTCGGTTGTATCTTCGTTAATTAGCTTAACTCTACTATCAACAACTTCTTCCGTTGCTCTTTTACCGTCTGTTATTGTTTCCTTATAGAGCTTGAATGGTATCATAGCAAAGGTGTTACAAATCAAGTCTACACAACCGCTTACAACGGGAAGCGATAAAGCTGTTGCCCTGTCAACCTCACCGCCATTCAACAGTGCTTTCAACAACAAATCATCGACCTGTGTTTCATCCATTGTGGTATCTCTTTTTTCTCTTTTAAAAATCCCCATAGCTCATCCTCCTTTCGTTAGAATGTTTGGCATATAAAGCCATCGGCAAAAATAATATCTCTTTGGAGCAGATATGTGGCATTTAATATCGCTATAACCATATCTACCTTTCCGTTTGATTTTTTCTTATGCACATAGCGGTTCATATTCGTATCAAATGTGCATCTTGCATTTTCAAAATTGATTTCAAGTAATGTGTTTGCTTCATACTCAAACTCTTTATTGACTATTTTTTCATAAAGTAATTTAGTCGGAGGATGTAATGTGTCACTATGCTGACGGATTTGTATGCAGTTAATTCCTGCTCTCTCTCCACCGTTTCCACCTTCCCATTTTTGAGCAGAAGATAAAGCATTAAACCTGTCATAGCCTAATGCTTTTACCGTTACACCGTATTTTTCCTCTATGTTAAATACAAAATCTTCAATTACTGAATAATCAACCGTTTTGTTTCCGCAAGCTATACATTTCATAGCTTCAATAAATCGCCTATAATCTATCTTTTCAAACTGTATCTTTTCATCAATGCGACCTTCAGGAATAAATGCAACAGCATCAGCCATTATTCGCCCTTCTTCCTCAGCCACCATTGCAACAGAACAGTTATCATTTGACATTGACAAGTCAACACCAAGATAAACACCTCTACCTTGCCAATCTATCTTATTGACTTTGCATTGTTTCAAATCGTTGATGTCGATAAAGCTCTCTGTGCCTACACCTTGATAGATGATGTTGCAGTGCTTGGTCAAGAAGTTCTCCCTCGCACTCTCCATAGCTATTGCTCTTGCTCTTTTTTTTAGCAAGTCCTCCCATATTTCAGGGATTTCTAACGCAACGGGATTAGCTTGCTTCAATATCAAGTCATCGGTAGTCCAATTCTTTGTGTTGTCAGGCTCATACAGTAAAGCAAATACCGTTTCATCTTCTTCAAGTCCGTCTAACACCCTTTTTGCATAATTTACTTCATCTTCAAAAGGATTATTAGCGGTTGGATATTTGGTTGATATGATACAGCCTATTTTATTTTTGATATTTAACTGTCCTGACCTCATAGCTTCAATAGGATATGAGTTCGGCAATGCTCCTACCTCGTCAACAACAAAAGCATTTGGTAATCTACCGTCAAGCCTTGATGTTGAATAAGAAAGTGGAACAAATTGACTTTCATTAAGCTTGAATGATATATAATCTCGCAAAATCTTAAATCTCGGTTCGTCTTTGTGCAAATACACTAAAGGACTTGCTTTTAAGGTTTCGCTGATAGCTTCTTTAATTTCCCTTGATAATGTTCCGTCAGGAGCAACAGAATAAAATTTACTAAATCTTGGCTCTAATAGAAACAGCAAGATGAAAAGTGTTCCGACTGTATATGTTTTAAAGTTTTTTCGGCAAATTTCCAAAATTCCCGTTTCATATCTTCGCTTTGTTATATCTTCCCTATATACAACCGCCAATATGGATATATAAAAAAGCCACTGATAATTTGTCGTACAGTTATACAGCGTTTCTCCCGCCTTCAAACCTTTTGGCATTATCAATAGCTTTAATACATTTTCAATTTGTTTTACTTTTTCTTCGTTGATACAATACTTTTTGTCTTTACCGTCTGCTATCTCAATAAACTTCTTACATTGTTTTTTAACATATTTAGGCACATCTTTTGCCTTGATGCTTTCCTTCGCATATATATAGGCTTTGTTGTTTTTAATATATGCGTTTTTCATTATCTCACCTGATACCCAATGCGTTTAGAAGTTCATCCTCACTGTCGCTGTCCTCATCTTCGCTTCTCAACGATTTGATGATCTTAATAAGTGTAGCGACTGTTTGATTTGATGCAGTTGCGGTTTTATTATATTCACTAATAGCAGGATGCGTATAAACATTGCCCCTGCCTTTTACATATTCCTTAGTTACAAGAGTGCCATCTTCTTTGATTTTCTGCTCCAACTCGTTTAAGATTGTGAGCTGTACTTGGTATCTCTTGAATGTGGTCAGGAAAAGGAAGTTTTGCTCAACTCCGAATTTTTGTGCAATTCTTAATATCTCATTTGCTTGCTCTTGAATATTCAACTTTTTCACCCCACGCAAAAGGGAGAGCTTTCGCCCTCCCTCTCGTTATTATTTCTTTTTTGTGTTCGCCTTTTTCGCTGTTGTTTTCTTTGGAGCTGTTCTCTTTGTGGGAGAACCCTGATTAGCAACCTTTCTTGCTGTTTCTCTGCTCATTCCCTCAAACAACTTTTCCAACTTTTCATCATCAGGTAATTTTGTTCCCATAATGTACCCCTTTCTTATTTCCACTTTGAGCCTTTAGGCTTAATATCACTACTCATTGTAATTGCATTTCTATTTAAAACATTCAAATAACCGTGTCCGCTCGATATTACATTATAGCCCTTTGACATAGCATAAATACTTACTTGGCTATCTCTATCGCATTTTCTCAAAGCTTTTCCTAACTTTGAACCGCTTGCGATTTCACTCGATACTCCCTGACTTGCTGTGTGATAGTTTATAACTTTTGCATTGTTGTTAAGCTTGCCCCTCATTACTGCGGTCTTTTTAACATTTCCTGATGAATTACCGTAGCCAACGCTTCCGTGATAATCGTCAGCGAAATATATTCCTCTACCGTAAACCGAACCGCCATTGTCGGATACTCTTGTAACCCTGCCTGCTGTAACTTGCTTTGCTATTTGGTCTGCACTATATGATATATCATTCTTGCCATCATATACATTGTTGACAGTTCTAAAAATTTCCGTTCCGTTCATTGTGTCAAGTGTAGCATCATCCACAACATTTGGCTTATCATTCAATCCGCTATTGTAAACAAATTTTTGGAAATCGTTTTGTGCCAAGTGCGCAGGAACACCTGATTTAATGTTTGTATCAATAAAATCTGCTTTTTCGTCATCGGTCATAGCCATAAATTGATCATAACTCGCAGAAAATGCACCTGCGACTTGTGTATCATCAACATCTACCTGTGTGTTACTATCGGATTGTGGGGGCAACGGTGTACTGCTTCCCATTATGCTTATACTGCTCCTTGCACCTCTACCGCCCATTACTCTTTATCTCTCCATTTCTTTAATACTTTGTTATCGTAATATATTACTTTTATATCGCCATAATCAAACTCTAACTCACCGCCATATACTAAGATTGTTGACGGTTCTATCTGTTCAATCATCGCTTCCATTCCTGCTTCCCATATCTCTAAAGCTTCACTATCTTGCTTTACTCCTATTGTTGATACTGCGACAATGCTTCCTTTTGGAATACCTAAAAAGCAAAACTCAAACGTTTCAGGTTCTGCCCAAGATATTGTTGGAATTACCTTTATACCCCTTGCTTGATAATATGCTCCTATCTGCCTGCTACGGTATATATTCCATATTTTCATCGGCATCGGCATATCCATATATAAGCTAAAATCAGGTGTTAAAATACACTCATATTCCCTTAATACATCAATATACTTTTCGGGAGAAGCCCAACATCTTTCAAATTGATAGTCATCAATGAAGAAGTGAATACCCACATTTTTGTCCTTGCTCGTTTTCGCATAGTTAAAACCGATTAGATCAGCAGGAATGTAGCCATCATTCTTTATCGTTGGCATCTGCCAAAAGTCATTTGTTAGATTTTCGTGTTCGACTATATCAAGGTTATACTCTTTGTTTGTTCTTTCCCTCTCGTCACCGTAATAGCCTTCGTCATCATCGAAAACTATATCCAAGTCAAAGCCCGTCAGCGTTATATCAAAATCTAAGTCATTAAGTTCTTCAAGCTCTATCTTTAACAGGTCATAATCCCATCCTGCATCTAAAGCAAGCTTATTATCGGCTATTATATAAGCTCTTTTCTGTTCCTCGGTCAAGTCCTCAATGAATAAGCAAGGCACTTCTTCCATTCCAAGCTTAGTAGCTCCTAGCACCCTTCCGTGTCCTGCTATAATTCCGTAATTGCTATCTATTAGCACGGGATTTATAAAGCCAAACGCTTCAATAGAGTTCGCTATCTTCTCAACTTGCTTTTCGCTGTGCGTTCTTGCGTTGTTTTCATACGGTTTTAGCTTGTTTATAGGTACATTTTCGTATCTTCTCATCCTTGCTCCTTTCCAAAAAACCTATGGGAGTTAAAAATATTTGCATACAGAGG